ATGTTGCACTGGCCACCGAGAGGCAGGATGGAGCTCATTCCACATTTCCCCTTTCAGGAGCGCCGGGGCGTGACTGCCGGCTGTTTGTAAAGGTTGTTGCCTGGACTCTCCGGCCCGGCGTGACCGGACCGGAGAGCTTGATCAGCTTACGGGCGGGCCGCCAGCTGGACGTACGGGCTCAGGCTCGGGCCGCCGTTGCGCGGGGTGATCGCGCTCTGGAGCCACGGCCGGCCGTCCACACGCTCGATGAACCGGTACGCGGTCATGTCGTTGCCGAACAGGTAATCCGCACTCTGTTCAGCCTCCATCTGCATCCGGTCACCGATCAGGTACTGACCGAAGTCGATGAAGTTCAGGTCGCCGGCCGCACCGAGGTTGCCGACCTTCTCGTTGATGATGATCGGGCAGCCGAGCATCTGGAGCACCGGAGCGCCCGTGCCCATGTTGGCCGCGATCGGGCCCAGCGCCATGCCGCCGGTACCGATGGACAGCGCCATGGTGAACAGCTGCGGCAGCGCGGCGGGCGCGACCACCCAGACGGCCGAGCCGAGCGAGGTCGGCAGCATCCGGGAGTACATGTCGATCACGTTCTCCCAGATGATGTCCGCACCCGTGCCGGACACCGTGCCCTGGCCACCACGGGCGGCCACCGACACCAGCGCGTTGTTGCCTGCGCTGAGCACACCGACCGGCTCGCCGGCGCCCGAACCGAACAGGAAGGCGATGTCCTCGAACCAGCTGATGCCCTGCGGCATCATCGTGTTGAGCAGCGTCTCCACGCTGATCGCCGAGTCACGTCGCAGTTCGTTCGGGACCGCCGTGTACGCGGTCAGCTTCTTGGCCTCCAGGGTGACCCGGCCAAACGTCGGCTGAGACTGCGTGAGGGCCGCGCCCTCCTCCGTCCAGTAGCCGACGATGCCGCCGAACACGCTGGTCTGGTTGCTGGTCACGTCCACGATCGGCATCGAGATGCGCAGCGTGGTCATCGGGATGACCGTGGCCCGCGGCCGGACGACCGCGCTGGCGAGTGCCACCTGCATCAGGGTGGCGCGGAACTCCTCCGGGATCAGGAAGCCGCCGGACGCCGGATCGACCGACGCCATGGCGTTCTCGATCAGCTGCCGGCGCTCGATCTCCTTGCCGGCCTGGATGGTCTTGTGGTTGACCACCTCGAGGAAATCCCAGAGGTCGGCGAACTTGCCGTTCAGCTCGCGGCCGGGAGCGAGCTCGCCACTCTTGTAGGTGGCCGACTTCTGCTGGACGCGCAGGTCGGCGGCCGTGGCCTTCCGGCCATCCTTGAGCATCTCGTGACCCTTGTCCCTGGCCCAGTTGGCCATGGCCCGGTCGATCTGCTCCTGGATGCCGTCGTTCACGTCGGCGTTCTTCATGCCGAACTCGCGGATGTAGTTCGTCATGAAGTCGGCGAAGCTGCCCTCTTCGATCAGGGTCTTCAGCTTGCCCTTGTCGAGCATCGTGTCTTTGAGATCATCGGCCGTGTTCGGCACGGCCAGCTTGACAGTCATGCTGCTTCCTTACTGGCCGTGTGGCCTTGAGTGATCAACCAGTGCGCCATGCGCATCCGGTGCTCGTAGTCGTCGGTGAAATCGTGGGCCGGCTCGTCATCCGGAGTTGAAATCTCCGGCTCGGAATTCACGTTTCCGGCGTCCGGCGTGACATCGTCGTCCGGCTCATAGTCCGTCTCGACCGGGTGCGCAGAGATGAACTCGCGAGCGCTGACCGGAAGCCGGTCCGCCCAGGCCGTGAGCCGGCCGGCCACTCGCATGTCCTCGTCCAGGTCGTCGGGCACCGCGGTCAGCTCGTCGACCAGGCCGGCGTCAAGGGCCGACTGGCCCGTGAACCAGGTGCCGTCCTCCCCGTTCTGGGACATCTGGGCGCGCCAGTAGTCGGCATCCTCGCCCGCCTTCTCGGCGTAGATATCGGCGATGTTGTCTGAGACCAGTGTGAGCAGCTCGAGCGTGCGGGCGATCGTGGCCGGGCCGCCGTAGACGCCGGTCATACCGTCGTGGATCATGATCATGGCGTTGCGCGCGGAGACGATGCGGTCGCCAGCCAGCATGATGAAGCTCGCCGCGCTAGCCGCCAGGCCGTCCACATAGCAGGTGACCGTCCCGGGATGGCGAGCAAGAAGCGTGTGGATGGCGATGCCGTCGAAAACGTCCCCGCCCGGCGAGTTGAGGCGCACGTTGATCGGGCCCGGCCCGGCCTCGGCCAGCGCAGCCGCCACGTCCGTGGCCGCGATGCCCTCCTCAAACCAGCCACCTCCGCCGATCACGCCATAGATCATCAGCTCAGCCGCGGCACTGGCCGACGGGCGCGCGTGCATCATCAGGCCGGGCGGCCGCTCGCCGTGGCCCTGGCGCTTGAGTGCCTCGTCAGCAGCCGGCGCAAGCGCGGCCAGGATGGTCCGGTGCTTCTTATTCATCCCGCTGGCTCCTACGCTTGATCACTGAGCATCGGCAGTGGTTGCCGTACTGCGCACCGATGCAGCCGATGAATCCTTCGCCCGGCGGATAGTCTGCGTACGCAGATGATCGGTTACGGTACAGCTTCCCGATGTTCTCCATGCACGGCTCGCAGCAGTTTCCGTCCGGATGACCGATGACCACCCACCGCATCGCGTTGTCGATCTTGACACCGAGTGATCCCCGCGGCGTGGTGTCCGGCGTCTGGATCGGCGCGGTGACGCCCTCTAGCGCTGCCTGGCTACCGTCCTGCCCGAATGCCGGCACCTCGGGTTTGGTGTAACCGAGGTCGGGTAGGTCAAGATAGTCGAGCATGTCGTTCACGTCGAAACCGGCGGCTACCGCAGCGATCAGCACGTCAAAGTTGGTCTTGCGCTCCGCGATGTTCGCCTCGGAGTTCTCCGGCACCGGATCATCGAAGTCCAGCTCCAGCCGGCCGGTCGGATCGAACAGCGGCAGCAACTGCTGGTTGAGCATCGAGCGCCAGTTGGCCGCGCGCGGAGTGATCATGTCCTTGGCGAACATGTACTCCCCGGCCTCGGCATTGGCCCGGTTCACATCCTCAACCACGCCGATCATGGACTTCGGCATACCGAACGCGGCCAGCACCTTATCCCGGCCCAGCGACTCCAGCTCCGCCAACTGAAGATCTCGGATCGAGAAGCTGTTCTGTGTCCACGTGGCGTTCTCCAGGATGGCTACCCGGTGAGCTTTGCTCGCTCCCTGATGCTGCTCGTTCCAGCGCTTCTGGAGCTGCTGGAACTCGGTGTCACCGAGCGAGGTCGGCACGGTGATCATGCCGCCGGGCTGGGCGGAGTTGGCAAAGAAGTTGGCTTGCCACTCCTTGGTGAACTTGGTGGCATCGAGATCACGCATGAGCGACTGAACAGCGCCCATGCCGCGGTAGGGGTCGATCGGCGAGGGATCGACCATGCGCAGCAGCTCGCGAGCCTCGAGCGGGATGCGCTCGCTATCACCCGGCGCCCTGTAGATCCAGCCGGCCAGGAAGTCATAGGCGTCAGGGACCGGGGTGATCCGGTCCGGCCTCAAAACCCACATGTCGACGGGGTACTTGATCCCCTTGCTCATGCCGAGCACGATCGAGGTTTCGCCGCACAACTCCCAGTGCTGCTGACCGCGCGCGATGATCTCGCCGAACGTCTGGAAATTGTTCGGACGCCGGATCAGATCCAGAATGGCGTGTGAGGTGACCTCGGTCCGGTCCTGCGGATCGCCGGTCGTGCTCTTGACGTACAGGCGCCACCTCAGCGCGCTGACCCCCTGGAACAGCCGCGCCACGATGGGCCGGATCACGGGGTCGGACGCGTACGCCTCGAGATACTGCATGATGTGCTCGGTCGGCGCGTAGCTCCACATGGTCGGAGTCTGCGAGCGCGGAGCCAGCGGCACGGGAGAGCGGTTCGCCACTGCGGTGCGCCGGAACGGCGCCGTCCACCTGCTCACTCGATGCGCCGGGAGCGCGTGGCGAGATTGATCCGGGTGCGGGCACCGGGCGGGATCTCGATCAACTCCGGCTCGTGCTCGCCGACGAGGCGCAAGTCCGAGTCAATGACGATCGGCTCATTCGGCGGCATGGTGCTGGCCAGTTTGGCGAGATCGTCAGCGTCGGGCTGTTCGTCCATCGCTCGCCTCCCCCTCGTCCGTGACCACCGCGATGAAGATCAGCGATGCACCGGTCAGCACGCCTGAGGTGATCCAGCCGGCCGGCACGCTGAGCATGAACACCCCGACCGACACGCCGACGCAGATGCAGGTCAGCGCGAGGAGTATTAGAGCAGGTGTGCGCAATGCTGACAGTCGCTCCCACTTCACGGTGACTGTCATGTGCGGCATGCTACATGATCAGCGCGCGTAGATCGGTGCGCCGGAGTATTCTGGCCGTGCGCCGATCTCCGGGCTGATGGCCATCAGGGCGGAGTGGGCAAATGCTTGGCAGCCACTCAGTACGCGCCGACGGTCGACCTCCGCGCAGAACAGCCCTGCTGGGGGCGCTCCATCACCAGACAGTGACACGCGCGTTGCCCGTCGGCGAGCCGGACCAGATGCCGGAGATCACGCCGCCGTAGACGACATCGGTCATCCGGTAGGTACCGGCAGCGGCGACCACCTCGGTATAGGCGGTCGTGGTGGCCGTAGCAGCGAAGGCCAGGAACAGGCTGGTGGTCCCGTCGTTGACGATGATTACGCCGTGACGGCTGCTCGAGGCAGGCACCAGCACGGCACTCGACGCACTGGCCGCGGGCTGGGTCAGGGTGGCGCTCTGCGTGCTGGGGGTCACGGCCATGGCCGCATACTAGACGGATGAGGCGATCATGGCTAGACATGCTGCTGCCCGCGGCGATCAGTCTGTACTTGCTGAACGTGCTGCTCTTCCTGGCCGCGCCCATCTGGATCTAGACGCAGAACAGCGCCCGGGATCGCCTACCGGGCGCTGTTCACCGCGTTCTGTGGGGGTCTGCGGGAGACCGACGGTATCAGGCCGGACCACACTCACTCAAGCGCCGCTCCTGATCCCGTAGCGCCCGGAAGTGCTCGAATGCCTCTTCACGATGCCGCAATGCGGCATCGTGCTGCACGCCGTATCCGAAGACGATGCGCGTGTCGTCGGACTCGTGGATCGTGCGTATCCAGAGCGTGTAGGCGCGGTCAGCTTCGCGCGCCAGCCGGCGCCGCTCTCGGCGCCACTTCCTGTAAACGCACTGCCAAGCCCACCAACGTCTCATGCCCACCAGTCTACATCCGAACTACAGCCAGCGCAGGCCCGATCGTGGCCTGAGGTCCTGATCCGCCACCACATAGCGCATGGTGTCCATGCTGTGATCGTTCAGCTTCAGTGGCCGGTCCTTGCTGGGCTTACCGTCGGCGGCCGTCTCCCATACGTAGCCGGTCACCTCGCCGATCAGCCCGAGCGGTAGGCCACGCTCCGCCAGGCCCTCATCCCGGTCCACCAGCGCGGTACGGCACACCATGAGCCGCGGTAGGCCGTCCGGCTGCACCTCGAGGCGCTGCATCACCGCCTGCAGCCCATCGCTGACCGTCTTGGTAGCCGGCGTCGTGCCCATTTCCAGCGCGCGATCCAGCGTCGCCCGATCCTCGGCGTCGTGGTCGCAGATGATCCGCAGCGGCTTAGGGTAGATCCAGCGGCTTCGCTGCGCGTCGATCGTGCCGTCGGCGTTGTAGACCCGATCGCGGTTGCTGGTAACCACCTCGAGGATCTGCTGCGCATGGTCGGTGACGATGCGCTGGGAGCGGTAGATCTCGCGCTCCAGGATGAGCCGCCCGTCCGGATCAAGGCACCACATCTGCCACACGAACGGGTTCGTGTAGCCGAAGTCGATCGCCCACAGACGCGTCCAGTCGCGCGGCAGCTGCTTGCGCTCGATGATGTGGACGGCCGGGTCACAGCCCTCGTAGATCACGCCCTCAGCCGCGGCCCACACACCGCCGTACAGACGCAGCTTGCGCACGCCGGACAGTCGGGACAGCGTGTCGAGGTAGGCGCTGCCCTTCACGGTGGGCGAGCCGGCGTCATCGAACAGCCTCGGATTGTCCGTGTGCAGCGCGTAGAGCATGGTGGTCCGGCCCTCGTCGCACCGCTTCTTGAGCCAGTGGTCGGGCGCGTCTGGGTTACAGTCTGAGGCTAACTGCTGGAAGGACACCTTGCCGTTACGCAATCGCGTGGTGCACTTCTCCCAATCGTCCGGCGTCAGTTCCGTAGCTTCCTGAGCGTAAATAAAATCGTATTCCGAAGACATGATCTTTGTGGGGTTATCAAGGCCCCCGACACTGATAGTGCTGCCATTGCTGTACTTGAAACCAGGTGGTTCGGAGCCGGACCCACCAAACCAGCGGACGATACCGGCAGCCAGGGCGTCAGCAGCCACGTGCTCCTTGAACGTAGCCAGCCCGGTAGCCGTCAGGCTGACGTGGGTCTTACGGACGAGCAGCGCTTTCATGCCAGGGTTGCGAAGGCACATCAGGTGCGCCTTCCAGAGGCACGCGAAGCTCTTGCCGGTTCCTGCTGCCCCTGCTAGGAGAAACTCCTTGTCACGGCATTCCAGTGCTGCGCGCGCAGCACCCCGCAAGCGCAGTTCCTTGACGACCGGTTCAGTCATTTGATGTAGCCAGTCAAGTAACTCGCAGCAGCGATGAGTAGGCGCGCGCTATCACGTAGCTTGCCGATGCCTTGGTTACATGATCCACACAGGAGACCGCGAACGCACTTACCGCACGTCCGTGCTCCCGGACAGCATTCATGATCATGATCAACGGCAAGCCGGCGCCCACTCGTGCACTGCTCACCACAGATGGCGCATCCGCCACCTTGCTTGATCAGCATCGCGTCATACTGCTCAGCCGTGATGCCATAGTTGATCAGTCGATGCTTATCGGTGGCGCACTTCTTGCATATCTCAGCGAGGTTGTCAGCGTGACGGACGTTCTTGCTGTACTGCGCTTCCTCTAACCACGTAGAGCAAAAACGGCAGTATTTACGACCTTGCTCGTCTCGCTCAGCTTGCTTGCGCCAGCCCCGCAACGGAGTAAGTGGCTCACCAGCAAGGCGCTGCCGCTCATGCGACCAACACAATCGTGAAGCGTTCTTGGTAGGCCTGACACACTCGTCGAAGATACAGCTATACCCGGGCACACTGTAATCTTAACTGATCATGTCAACCGGTGATGGTGCCCCATGAGTAGGCCAGCAGGGCAGCGGCCGCGGCGAGCAGGGCCAGCGAGACGTTGCGCGTCGGGAACGGCAGCGCGGCCAACACCAGCAGGACGACGGCGAGGATGTAGAGCACGGCAGGCAGGGTCATGGCCGGCAACGTACCCAACCGCTCTCAGCTCAACGCATCAAGATCCACTCCGGCAATCTCATAACGGACACTTCCGGAGATTTCCTGCTTGGTGGCCGAGTCCAGCCCCATCAGCTTCCGGAGTTCCTTGTCGGCCTCCAGCGCCAGCCGGCGCGCGTTGATCCGGCCAGCGTAGTCACGGACCACGGTGCCGTTCACGGGGTCATAGACGACGCCACCGTCCTTGCCCGAGGTGACCGGCGCGCCTTCCATCTCGGCCAGCTCGAGAGCCGCGCGCATGGTGTCCAGGTGCAGCTCCATGCTCTGCCGGCGCAACGCGTCATAGTCCACCGGGGGCAGGTTGGCACGCGCGTTGGCGAGGTGCTCGGAGACGGTCTGCTGGCTGATCCCGAGGCGCTCGCCGATCTGATCCTGCGTCAGCTGATTAACCACGGTGAGCCGGTAGACCTCGGCCTCACGGTTGGTTAGCGGACGCACAGGGGCTCACCGGTCCGGATCATGGTTCCGGATGATACGTCATGAACGAACGTCCGGCGGATCGAAGTAGTCGATG